TATATAAACTTTCCTTTATCTTTTTTAGTAAATATTTTTTTAATAAATATATATATTCTATAAATATAATATTGTATTTTAATCTTCATCTATTTCCTCCAAAGGGATTATACCCTTTTCTAATGCTATGTCGTATCCTTCTTTTGTAAAATGCATAGTAGCCTGAAGATTTTCATCATACTCAACATCAAGAAGACCCTGTTCATATAACCCTATTAAATTAGAATCAACATAGCTCATATGGGCATCCCATAACTCTGGAGCTAATTCTTTTGTAACATCTTCTTTAAGTTCAAATACAGCTTCTCCCTCTTCATTGTACCCAGCCAATCTTATTGCGCCGATATCAAGATAATACTGTATTTGCCTTAAAGCTTCTTCCTCATCCATATTTTCTCCTTTGGTGCACCAGGTAGGACTTGAACCTACGACTACCCGATTATGAGTCGGGGGCTCTAACCAACTAAGCTACTGGTGCCTAGTTGAATTATATATTTTCATTTTGTTTTTTGTCAATAGATTCTTCAACAATTTGCTGAACATATTCAGAAAAATGTTTTCTTATACTACCTGGCGGTCTTTTGCCTATTTCATTCCATATTCTTTTGTATTCAGATATATTGTCAAATGTAGTTGGGCATACTTTAATTCCGTTAAATTCTTTTAATCTAACTGGAAGTGGTACATGCTTACCGCAACATTTACATTCTTTAGCTTTATCTTGATATATACTCATATGACTTCCATTCCATCTAATGCGTCAGCTAACTTTTTTGGTATAGGTGCACGAATAATATTTCTATTATCTTCAACAATAGGTTGACTTGCTCTATCTCTAGATTTTAATGAAGAATACGTATGTATTTCTACATTACCAAAATCTGGCCTAGTTAAGCTAATAGCATTAAATATTGATCCGCATACGGCATCTGCTAAATCTTTTGATCCTTTTCTAGGGTGATCAACTTTATCCTTTATAATTCTTAATTCAAGCAATTCATCAATTAATAATTTAATATTTGGCCCACTTAATCTTTCTTCTAGAATAACCATTGCCATATCGTCATAGTGTTTCTTAGCGACAGATAAAGTTTCTGTATTTATACCATACTGTCTTAATTGTTGCATCATATCGTGAGAATTCCATCTATCAAATGTACATATTCTAATTCTAAATCCACGAGACCTTAAGGCAAGAATGTAGTCTCTAACTTCTGTAAAATCTACTGACTTGTCAGATGTTGGTGTCCAGTATCTTACAGCGTCTACTTCAACAATTGGGGCTGGCTGAGAATAATTATCTGTAACTTTAACATTTACCCACTTATTAATATGCGCCATAGATACTGCACAATGATCATGTTTTTGAGCCAAGTCTACGTGTATAAAATAATCTTTATCTTCTTGTGGCAGGAACCATTCTTCAAATCTACCAAAATTATCAACTCCCATTGCCATATTATTAAATGCTTTCTCTACTTTTTCTCTTGATTTAAAAAATGCGTCTATAGCTTCTGGTGGCATGCAGGCAAATCTACCAAGTGCATCTACTGGATCTCTATAAAAAGGAACTTTAAAATCATCAATACTTCTAGTTGGATTCACTTCCCATGTAGGTCTTTTTAGCGCATATATCTTAGGAAGTTTATATGAAATTATATGGTCTTCATCCCAAGAAACTTCAAACTGATTACCAGGAGTATCCTCTGGTAAATCTGGGTCTATAGTAAATGTATGAGTTCTAACTATGGTTTCTACTTCTGCAACAGCTTCTCCATACCTTTGTTGAATATAATCATTTTTAAAACGAGGAAATGAAAGCAAGATAACTTTGCCATAATCTGGAAAACGTGAATCTACTGATCCTCTATACATTTCATATATAGCACTTGCTGTTTTAGCCTGATCGTGTCCGCTTGTACTTTCAAGAGCAAATCCAGAAATTTCGTCTAGCACTGCAACTAACACGTTATATCCCTCAAAAGCTTCTCTTTCTGAGTGTCCAGAATAAACAGTAACGTTTTTATTAAATTTAATTTCGGAAGCTTTTTCCATATATTTTCCAATAAACCATGGGGATTTATCTATTCTAGTTCTAAATCCTTTAAAAAAAACATTGTTTGCTTGCTGTGCGTTAATAGCAATATTAATAATATCTATTGAATCCCCAGGAGGTTTACCATAATATGTGGCTGGGTCTTTAAGGCATAATAGTAAATAAACTATATATGCAACAGATATTGTTGAACAGTAATCTTTTCCGCTTCCTTTACCTAATTGTGCTATTACTTCATTACAGGTTTGTTTGTAGCGAGCTCTACCTTCTTCTTCGCCAAATAATTTAATAAGAGTGGATTCTTTATATATTTGTGAGCTTTTTTCAATGAGGGTATACTGGTACTCCGAAAGTTCTGGTAATCCAAGATATTCTTTTCCTGTAACAAATGTTCGTAAATCGACTGGTCGTTCATCAAATTCCTCTCCGTCTAGGATATCAATGAGATCATTAAAATTAAGATCCACTAGATTCCTCATGAATTACAACTGGCTCGACAACCCCAGTTATTTGGGAAAGTCTTTTTGCTACTTCCAATTTACACTTAGGGCAAGTAGCCGTAACTTCTTTTAAAATTTTAACAAGTATTTCTTGTTTTCTTTCTGTATCTGCAATTTGGGTTGCAAGTTCTGCATTATCCAATAGTCCAACTTCTTGCAGCATTCCAATTCTTTTTCCTTCAATATCTGCAATTAATTTTAAAGATGTTGCCTTTACATTTAATTGTCCAGATTGGTCTGCGTCTTCTACAGTTTTCCAGGCCTCTTTAATAAGCATAGCATAATGTTGGTCTGCCCCAGAGATGGCTTCTTTTGCCCTCTCACGAGCTCCAGAATCGCTTCTAACGACCTCTTTCCACTCTTCTATATACTCCATTACCTCTGAGCGTTTAAATCCAGTTAAGGTGGCAATCTGGGTGGGATTATTACCCTTAAGTAATTCCTCAACAACCTTATTCATGCGATCATAATGATCAGCTAATTCAATTTCCATATATTAAAATTATACCATATCCCAGTTGACTAGGATTGAGATTTAGCTATTTTTAATAATACTAAATATCCTATTAGATCATCAATATCATTATCACCTGGATATTCTGTGCCCTTCATTAATCTATTTAATTTATCATCAATTCTTACATGTAATTGCTCTCTTGGTCCCGCCTTTGAAAATATACGCACGGGATCAAGGGCGGAATTACCATAGGCAATATTCTTTTTTATTAACATGTGTGCAATTTCATGACAGGTATCCCAAATTTCTCTACCAGCCTCTGTTCCGACTGTAAGCAAATATAAATCTGAACAATTAAAATCTTTTGAATCTTCAAACACTGGCTCTAGACTCATTTAACTAACCCATTATCTTTCAATGCACGGTATATGGTCATAACAGTTACGCCACACTCTTTTGCTATATCCTCCATAGTCTTTTTTTGAACTACATATCTACGATATAGCCAATCTTTGCTTTTATATAATTTCATAAATGCTGCCAATGAAAATATTCTCTATACTCAGTTAGTGGAATTGCTTTTGGATCAACCCACCAATCCTCATGCTCTGTACGCACAACCAAAGAATATCCTAGAGAATCCAATATTTCTCTTTGAACATTACGCATTTCAATATTTCTCCAATACATATTTGCATCATGCTCAAATGTAATAATAGAGAATCTATATTTATTTAAAGGAACAGCAATAAGTCCGTGCAAGCTTGTATAGGAATTGCCGACTGGGCGTCCATGATGATCATAACCGCCATCTATATCTACCTGTAAATAATCTATTTGTTTTGGAAAATTGTTTTCTTCAAAATAAGAAATGTAATTAAAGTCTAACGCATCTCCCATACATGGATTAGATCTGTTTTCTTGAAACTCTTTTCTCCATTCATCTTGAATTTCAAAAGATACGCCTTTCCAATCATATTCTTTTTCTAATGAATATGTATTGCTTCCATCACTTGAATGAAAAGCCCCTAGTTCAACGTAATATCCTTCTTTTTTTCCATTAAGCAATTTAATAATAAAATTTTCTTGATTTGTCTTTATATGTGTCATCTTTTTGTAAGTACCTCGTTGGCATAGTAAGCAATTCCAAATGAATCTGCTACATCAAAATCTTCTAAATTTAAATTATATTTTTTATTAAAATAATCTACAGTACGCTGTTTCCTAATCTCCCGCATTTTTGCTTTATACCAAGACTCAGCATACCCAGGATTTTCAAAACGAAGTCTGTCTTTCTCCATCTTTGTTGGGTTTTTATTTCCAATATGAGACTGCCAAGACGAAGGAGATACAGTAATAACACGAGACCCACTAGACATAAGCTCAGCAATAACAACCCCGTATACATAAGATAATTTTATCACAGCATCTGCTGATTTGACAAGTATTGCACCCTCAATTGCAATATAATCTGATTTTAACTCGTCTATCATTGCAAACGTTTTGCATTTAGCATCATATATTTTTTCGTATATGTCATTGCCAGCTAAATTAATCTTACCCCATTTAATTGGTTTATTGTTTTCAAGCAGGCAAAATGCAATAGAATTTGTAGATGCATCAATTCCCAAAACTCTATTTGCTTTAGTTTTAATCAGGCTGGCTAACGTCATCTATCATCCTTTTAATTTTATTTCTATGTTTTGTATTATTATTTTTTTCACATTTAATACATATATTATTTTGATTATATCTACTTAAATTAGATTTACATTTTTTACATTCTCTTTTAGCACCCTGTCTAATAGCCTTTTTCTCATAATACTTTTCCATAATCTTTTTGTTTGTTGCAACTCTACAACATTCATCTGAATGATATTTTTGATTATGAGTTTTTGGCTCAAAGTCTATTCCGCATTCTTTATTTGCACAAATCATAATTTAGGGGGATCAAAAGGCTCTATCTGCACCGTACCAGTTTCTGCACTCCAACAGTCTTTTTTAATTTTACAATTTTTACATGCAGCACTTGATTTTGTAAAAGGTCTCATTGGCAATCCACCATTTTTAAAATTATCATATACTTCGCACATCCATGTAAACATATCTTCAATAATTTTTTTGTTTCTTTCGTTCATTTGAACTGGAATAACTAATATTTCTTGAGTATTTTTATTTTCATATAAGAAAAACCCTTCTTCAACATTTCTAATTTTCATATATGTTAGAATTTGAAGTAGATGATTTGGAGATGGAGACATTTTTGATTTATATGTATCCCAAGATTCTTGTTTAGCTGTTTTAATTTCTCCAATTACATCTTTATTATTCCAATCAATAATTACGTCTAAGAATCCTCTAATTGGTGGGTATTCATTAATTACTTCTAATTCTTGATGTTTTAGTATTCCCATCTTTTTAATTATATTTTGAATACGCTCATGTGCTTGTGTTCCCTGAGCCATATTAGCCACAGCAACTGATGTATTATTATCTATAAAGAATGCTCCACTAAATGCCATATACCAATATCTAGGACAATTACCAGCTCCGTATCCTAAAGAGCTTGGACTAAAAGACGTTTTGGTATCTTGCCTATCTGGTCTTTTTGTAGATTGATATGCATCCTCAAGCATTTTTGCAAAAGAATCTGGGTCAAAATTTCCAGTCACTTTTTTAAATTTTAAATTACTTACTATTTCTTTACCCATTGTATCTCACCACATACTTAAGAGCATCAACTAATTTATCTATAGATTCTTTAGCTGAATAATAAATATTCTTTTTGTTATTATTTTCAGTGCCAGCCTTATCTTTAGCGATAGTTGAATACACAGAGGCCATCATAGAAAACTTAGTTGACATTGCCTGCAATTCAATAATAAGCATTGGAGCTTTTGATGCTGGCACATCTGGATTCATTAACAATTTTACTACTATTGCTAATGCCTTGTCTAGTTGTTCATCCTTCATGTATTCATGAAGATCATTAAACTCTGTTATCTTATTAATTAACTCTAGTGTATTCAACTCGCTCATATCAACCTACTACAATCTTCATTACAACTGCATATCCAATCCAAAGTCCTACTATTCCCATAAGTCCAGCAAAAACTGGAGGGGCTGGAATTGGAAGTTTAAATGCACTGAATATACCGCCTACTACTGCTCCTACTAGTGTTGTGAGTAATACTTCTTTCATTAGAAAGGAACCTCATTTTCTTCAAACATTCTATCTGCAACTTTTTCTTTATTTATACTATATGTAGTTACAGCAATGCTATCAGCACGAACTTCATATGAACTTCTATTTGTACCAGTTTTGTCTGTCCAATTTTCTTCATATATTTTGCCAACAACAGTAAGTTCTTGACCCTTTTTAATTGAATTTCTGGTTTGTTCTGCCAATCTTCCCCAAACTTTTACTGTCCACCATGAGGTAGCTGAATCTTCATACTTACCAGTTTCTTCATTTTTTACCCGATCATTTGTTACCAAACGCAGTCTTAAACCAGTATCTCCTATTGATACAGGATCTTGACCAAGCCTTCCGACTAATGTAATAGTTGGATTAGCCATTCTTATTCTCCTTTTCCCAGGACTCTATTAGCTCTTCTAATAGTGCCCATTCAATTACGGCAAGTCTAATTTTACTTTCTTCGCCTATAATTAATTTTAAGGCTGGAAACATATTCCTATTGACCTTAAAAGTATCTGTGCAAATTTTAGACCAAACATCTTGATTTAATGTAAATGAAGATTTTGATTCTTTATAATCTACAACAAACTGATTCCATTGAGCATCACCTTTTTGGTATTGCCCACGACCAGAATTCTTTTGTCTTTTTGCCCCATCTCTTTTTGCTTCTCCACGCTCTGTCATTTATTAACCGATACATTATTTTCATGACCATTATCACATGTCCATGTCATAATAAATTTTATTGGATCCCAAAAATATTCAGTAACATCAAGTTCGCACTTTGAGCAAGGTTTAGACCCAATAACCTTTTCTAAATTATTTATATTTTCTTTTGTAGGCTTAGGGCCTATAAACTCATTAATATTTGGCATCTATTTCTTCTTTCAGTTTATCTACAACATCTGGATTATCTTTAAGATATTGAATTGCCTTAGCACGTCCCTGTAACCTTTCTCCATTAACTGTATACCATGCTCCGCCTTTTTCAACAATCCCGCACATCTCTGCAACATCAAGAGTTTCTCCAACTCCGTCTACTCCAAGTGTTTCTCCTTGAAAATAAAAGTCGTATTGTCCTGATAAATTTGGGGGCCCAAGTTTGTTGTAATCAATAATCCAATTGACTGGTCTTCCAACTCTTTGTTCAATAATTTTGTCGCCAACTTTAATGCCAGACTTAATAGCATTAGCTTCGGCTTCCGAAGACCAGAGTTTAATGACAGTGGAAGAAAAGAATTTAACTGCCATTCCTCCTGTTGGTATATGGCTGGCATGCATAGATCCAAATTGATTTCTTTGCTGCGAGATGAGAACAAGTAATGTATTTTTGTTTGCATAATTTAGCATTTTGACCGCATGGGTCATATCCTTTGCTTCTGCTCCTATTTGCTTGGTATCTTCAAGCTTTTTTAATTCATCTGAATCTTTTTCAAAATATATTGCTGGCAACAATGCAGATATTGAATCAACAACAATAATATCAACTTCTGCTTCCATCAACTGAGTTGCAACGTCAACCATATCATTTACAGTTTTTGCTGATGAATAAATTAATTTTTCTGAATCTACCCCAAGCTTTTGTGCCCACTTTGGATCATAAGAATGTTCTGCATCTATCCAAGCGCAAGTCTTACCTTCTTTTTGTGCTTGAGCTATCATTTGTAAACAAAATGACGACTTACCAGCAGACTTATTGCCCCAAACTAGTACT